GGTATTCCAAAAACTACATACACAGAAGCAGATACAGGCAAAGCATTATCAGCAATGGATGTTTATGCGTATGGTAAATATGGTAAAGGAACTGCCAAACATGAGGAGTGGTTTGGTGAAGAAGCTGCTCGTGAACGTGGTATGAAAGAGATTGACGTAACTCAAAAAGAGAGTATATCTACAGCTGCTGCATCTTATGGGGGTAAAAAAGAACAATACGATTTAATGCAGACACAAAATAAAGAATTATTAGATAAATATGAAGAACCTCTTACATTGTCAGACCCTAATGCGATAAAATCTGATGCTAAAAAAAGAGATACTAGGTCTGTGGAATCTCAGATTAATCCTAATTATCAAGACTTTATTGTCGAATCCGATCTACAACAAGCAGCATTACCATATGACCCCACTACCTTGAAAGAAGTATATAGTTCTGAAGATGAATTGCCATATGACCCAGCTACCTTGAAAGAAGTATATAGTTCTGAAGATGAAGTGCCTCCGAAAAGAATTGAACCATCAATAGGTCCAGGTAGAAAAGAACCTGAAAAAACTGGAAAATCTGAAGCATCTTATGAGAGTCCACCAGGTAGTGTAATGGATGCTCTTACTTCTCCTGATACAGATTATTTATGGCCAGGGGCAGCAAAGGGTAGTATTACTAGTAGTCTAATTGAAAGAGTTATAGGGGTGGAATCTTCTGGTGTTTCTTCAGAAGTTAATAAAAAATCAGGAGCACAGGGGTTAATGCAGATTATGCCAAATACTGCAAAGGAAATCAGGGCAAGATTAGGTGAGGGAAAATGGACACAATTAGAGGGTGAGGATGCATGGTCTGATGTTGAACTCGGTGTTGATCTACTAGACCCTAAAGAGAATATTAGGCTTGGAACCGAGTATCTTAATATTTTATCTGAAAAATATGGAGGAAATATTGAGAATACTTTAATGGCATATAATTGGGGTCGTGGCAATGTTGATAAATTATTAAGTGGACAACCATTGAGAATACCAGATGAAACACATCAATATATGGACAGAGTATTGGGAACTTCAGGAATGAGAGAGACAAAAGGGGAAGAAGAAAATATTTTATCAAGAGTTAGAACAAATTATGGAGGTTGGTACTAATGCCTGGATCGACATTATCAGGAGCTGGTGCTGGTGCAGCTGCTGGAGCCGCGATTGGCACAGCTTTTGGTCCTGGTGGCACTGCGATTGGAGCTGGAGTAGGAGCTGTCGTTGGTGGCGTATCTGGATTTGTTAGTGACGTAGCAGGATGGAGTGCAGCTGGCGACGAAGAATCTTATCTAGGAAGTGAATTGGATACCCTTAATCAATCACTTGATGACTTAACTGGACTTGGTACAATTAGAAGAGGTATTGAACTTGAAAAGTTTGAGGAACAAAAAGAACAACTCGCTTTTGGCACCCAAACGTCACTTCAGGACATACTTGAATCTTACAATAGAGCAACACAACAAACTGGACTAGCTCAAAGTGGAGCAGTTGCTGACCAACGTAAAAGAGCAATAACTCAAGTGAAAGCTGAGCAGGATTTTGGTATGGAAAGCCTTATAGGTTCACTTGGAAGTAGCCTTATGTCAGCGGATGAGTGGCAGGGTGGCAGAGAAGCATCAATAAGAGAAACAATTGCTGATGTGGAAAGAAGAAAAAAGAAAGCTCACTCAGAAAGCACTCCGTGGCCGTTTGATTAAGGATATATTATGGCAGGATTAGACGTAGCATTAAATATATTAAGTTCAGGTTCAGTTGGTCTGACTCAGACTAGGTTTCAAGAACTACAACTTTCTCTTGCGAAGATGGAACTTGAGACTAAGAGAGATACAATGCGTGAGGAAGTCCTCATGCGTAAGGAACAGAGACAACGTGAAAATACATTATATGCTCTCGATACTAGTGAAAAATATCTCAAGGAAGAGAAATTTAATGCAGCTAACTCAGTCATTAGTAATCTCGTTGGTATTCTACCAAATTTTGAATTAGATATGTCAATGAAGCAGATAAAAAAGCAGCTCAAGGACAAGGTTCCCAATGAACTATTACAGAATAAGATTGCCAGTATAGTATTTAATTATTATAGTGAGAGTGAGGCTTCACAGTTAGCAGCCGTTGAATCAGCAACAAATTTATCTGAGTATATTAATTCTGAGTATAGTGTATCAAAATCAACAGCAGCGGCGACACCTGGATTAAATAGACTGATAAAAGCAGGTCTCATTGATAAGCCAAGATTGCCAGATAATAAAACTCCTAATCCTAATTTTGAAGCGTCGGTTCTACCATATTCTTTACTTAGTAAAACAAAAGATATAAAACGTAATATCGCACAAGAGAGAGCTGAGATTGGTGCTGGTGATTATACAATACAAGAAGATATTCTATTGCCAACGCAAATGGAAGCAGCTTTTGAGGCATTAGCTGTAGGTACTTTTGATCAGGCTGGTTTTGATAAAGCTCTAGATAATCTTGGTGGCGTAATAGATGGAGAGACAATACAGTTCGCTGAGGGCTCAGCTGCTGAAGCTAAAAATGAATATAGTTCAGCAATTAACAGGCGTAAAGAACTACAAAAACAAAAATCAAATCTTGAGGGGCTTATAGAGGAAGGGTTCACAGGTCAGACATCTGCTGGATTGACTATTCTTAATGAACAAATAGCAGAACAACAAGAGGAATATATAACAAAATTAAACAATTTAAGGAAAGCAAACCGAAAAGAATATGATGCTAACTTGGAAGCTGATGCAAAACAACATTTAGCTGGGTCTGGATTAAGAGAAACTGCTGAAAATATTGAAGCGATGAAGAAACGATTAGAAAAGATAAGAACTTCACCAATTACATTAGCAGTTGAGGATGCTCCAGGATTTTAATAAAGATATAATAAATGCCTGATAATTTAACAGAGCGATTCAAGAAGCAACTTGAAAAACAAGGTGTAGCCGCTACTGACGCTCAGATAACTTCCTACCTTCAACAAAAGGGATTAATGGAACCAGAGCAAAATCAGTTAATGCCTTTATCAAATGCCATTCAACAACGAACAATGTCATATGATGCAACACCTGAAACTGATGATAAAATTGATTTATTGCAAGGAGTTGCAGCTGGTGCATGGAGTTTATTTGATGTAGCAGCTCTAGGAATACCTGGGTTGGCTGGACTTACACCTGAGTATGTGCAATATGAAAAACTTGGTTCTGCAGGTAAGGTTGGTAGGGTTCTTGGTGAAGCTTTGGGTTTCTTAGTCCCACTAAAAGGTATCAGCGCAGTTACAAGAGGAGCTGCTAGTCTTGCTAGGGGAAGTAAAGCTGGTATTAGTCGGGCTGCTAAGATAGCTGAAAAGACAGCGGGGCAAGCCGGTGTATCTGGAGTTGCAGCTGCACGTGTGATACGTAATGTTGGAGCAGACAAACACGTAAGACTTAATGTATTACCTAGATATGCTCTAAAAGGAGAGAACCTTGATGATGTTGGAAAGGTCATGAAGGAACAGTTTGAAATTGGATTAAAAAAAGAATTCCCTACATTGCAACCAAGGCAACTTGAATCAATAGCTGATAATGCTGTTAATGCAGTTCGTGGAGAAGCAAGACATATTAATTCTGTTGGTCAGTGGCTTGAATCTCGTTTGGCTACAAGGTTTCCTGACAAGGGTAAGATAACAAGATATGCTGCTGATGCTGCAGATATGTCACTAAATTTTGGTTTGTATAATGTTCTAGCTGATGCTACAAGAAGCGTAATTAGTGGTTCTGAGTTTACCCCTGGACATGATGTATGGGATGCAATGAAGTTCTCTGCGTTTTTACCAGCTGTCCATGCAATACCTGGTGGAGGTAGGGCGTTGTTAGCTACTCGAAAACATATGAATGAGATGTTAAAAAGTTTCAAAGCAAGAGGCCCTGAATATTATGATACTTTAGCTAGACAGGGAAAGAAAGAACAGTTGAATGGATTGCTTCGGTTTATTTCTAGAGGTACAAAGTATGATGCTGCTGTTAGTGCCGCAGCTGCGCCTTATAGGAGAGCAGATTTACCAGCTAAAGAAGCTGCTGCAATGATAAATAAGATTGTAAAGAAAGGTAATCTTGATAGGACTGCAAGAGAATTTATATCAGAAGCGGGTAGTGATATAGTAGGTTCACTTCCACGTATGCTTGTTGGTGCATTATACTTTAATTCAAATGTATTACTAGACAGAGATTTACTTAGAAATATACCAAAGGAAGAAATGTGGACACACCTATTGGTTGGAGCATTATTTACAAAGAGACATAAGCCATTATACCAAGAGAAATTTCCAACATTAAAGAATTTAGATAGAAAGCTTGAGTTACTTAGAACTTTAGGTATTGACGCTGATGCTTTTGGCGACTACGCTACTGGTCTGAGCAGGTTTGATGAGATTGGAATGGCTAGTGCTGGTATAAAAGATAACACTGAAGCTATGGAGATGGTGAGGATATTCGATACAGATAAGGTAGTCAAAGAATCCACTGACCCAAAGAAGGCGGTTGGAGAACAGGGTCTTTCTAATTATGATTTGGTTAGACAGGCTCATGATATACATAATCTACATCAAATATCAGCTAATAGCCTTGGTGACGCAGGTAAGAAGAGAATTGATATAAAGAATTTAAGTCATGATACACTAAAAGAAATTGAAGCACAACTTAGGTCTATAAAAATTAATGCAGAAGGTGAAACATTAACTGAATCTAATTTTCCTGAGTGGAAGGAGGCATTTCAAAGGTCATTAAGTGAAGGCCCCGCTGAAGTATATCTAGAAGCTATTGCTGCTGTTGCAGATATTTTACAGATACCAACTGATGGTTCTCCAACTATTGACGGAAAGTTAAGGGTTGGTAGGATAGAGAACTGGTTAAATACAGATTTAGTATTAGACAGTACTGAGTTATCTCAATGGATTGAATTGAGAGATAGGTTTGAACGATGGGGATACTTGGAGACATTTGAGGAGGTTACCCCAACTAAAGCAAACGATATTGCTGGTGCGACTAATACAAAAGCAGTACTAGATAGGATTGCGGCTGTAATCAATAGTGTGCCAAAGATTTTAGAGAAAGCAAATTATGAGGAGGGAGTTGTTAGTGATATATCTATAACAGATAATGGTTTCCTTGATACGATACGACATTATAAAAATGAGAAAAGAAAAGATTCACTCTTTAGAATTATATCAGGTGATAAAAATATGACTGAAGAGGAGTCGAAAATTCGTAGGTCTTTAGATGAAACTCTTGGTGAAACGATACCTTCACAGCTTGGAAAGATTCAAGACCTTATAAGAATTAAGCTAACCAAGGAAGAGAAAAGAGACCCAGCAAAAAAAGATACAAAGGCATTAATAGAGGATAAACTTCATGATATTGCTCATATGTGGAGTATATCAAAGTCCGATGGTAGGAAGAGAATAGATTTAACATTAGAGCAGGCAGGCTCATTAGTCGGTTCTATGGAAGCTGAGGGTCTTTTATATGATAACAATCTATATCGTCACGATGGATATGAAACTGTTAATAAACATTTTTGGCAGAGAATATTACAGTCTTCTGATATTGGGGCAAAAGAATTAGGTATTGTAAGAATAGGTATCGACAGTGGACTTGTTGGTGTTTCGACTGGTGGAGGTGGAAGACCTAGGCTTGAATGGCCAGATAGAGAAGTAATGGCTCAGGCTTTAGCAAGGGAAAGAGAAACTACTATTGATGACCCTGGTGTTGTAGAGGATTTAAAAAAGTATGATACGATACTGAATAATATTCTGAGTATTAAAGGTAAATTTATTGATACTGGCAAAAGGATGATTGATCCAAGTTCAATGGCTGAGCAAGGATATTCTGCATTTATACATGATGCTTTTATAATGTCAGAGAAATATGACAAGATGGTTACCGATAAAGTAAGGCAGTTGGAAGAAGTTTATAGTAAGAATGATACAATTAATATTCAAATAAAGAGTCTCGTTGAAATGTTTAAAGACGAGAAGGGCGAGTTTAAAGATATTGAAGCAGCTGATATAGAAGAGATAATGACAAAGCTCGAGATTATTACTAAAGACCCTGAAATAATAAAGACACTCACTGACGAGCAGATGGGATTAGTAAAAGCGTTAAAGTCTAAGTTTGGTATTGATAAAGCTATGGGAGCAGAGGCTGCTAGTTATAGTTCTGCCGCAAAAGGTATCGAAGCAATGATAGAATCACTGTTCAATGACAACTCAAGGTTTAGACGAGTAGCTAATGAATTGATATATAGTATTAGCTCAGGTTCATCAGCTCGTGTACGTGGGCCTGAAAGATTAGATCAATTAACAAAGTTGTTGGTGGATGATTTAAAGAGCATGAGGGTGGAACTAGATCAGGAGAAGAAGCTTGGTCTTGGAGATATACACGAAGAGTTTGTTAAAGCCGGTAATCTAGAAAAGTATATGAAACATCTTGAGATAGCAGCCAGTGCTTGGGCTAAAGATTATACAGAAGAACAGTGGATGGAGTATTCCAGGGAGATAAGGCAACGTGAAAATGATGCATCGTCTATGGATATTGATGCTCCAGAAAGATTTGGAGTACAGTATATACCATCAAAGTATGGTGTTCATAATGAAAAATTAAAAGAGGATAATTTTAGAGGGATACTTGACCATCTTAGAATGATGAGAGATGAAGCTGCTGCTACACAAGAAGCCACTGGTAGTACAAGGCTATGGAAATCTTTTGATGAGGCAGGTCAGGAGCTCATTAATGAAGTAAGAAAAGCAATTGATAAAAAGAATAAGGACAAACCTGAAGAAGCTGACGCAGAATACAGTAAGTTTTTAGCACAAGCTTTACATCCTCTTCTAGCAAACGTAGCTGGCATGGAAAAGATACCAACAATGAGCCTCGAGCAGGGTTCAAATGGTAAGCTCATGCTTATGTTAGGTGAGAGTCTTTCAGGTTCAGGTGAACTATCTAGATTTATGAAGGAAGCCATAAAATTAGAGGATACGATAGGGATATTCAGGTTAAGGAAGAGTGGAGTATATAATAATCGTAAGGTAAATATACGAGAGTCACTTGATAATTTTGATTCTATTATAAATGGCATTGAGGGTAATAATATTCAGCCTGATGTTAGGCTTATTCCACGTGAGACATCAGAAAGAGATGCCCCTGTTGTATATGCTGGTGCAAAGGAGAAGCCTACTAAGGGTATATCAGTATCCACTGGTCTTAGCAATCAACTGTGGGTAAGAACAGATAACTTAACTGATGGTAGGCTCAACCGATGGTTTAAAGAATGGTATGATAATAAGATATCTTCTCTTGATAACATTGTTGAGACTGGGTCAAGTAAGGATGCAAGTAATGCTAGAATAATACGTACTCGTATGGAGACTTTATATAGAGATTTTGCTAGTACCAGGGAAGGTATGGATTCATATGATTCTACAGACCCAGCAGTGAGGAACATGGTAAGAGCAATGTACTGGGATAGAGTTTCCCCAGATTTATTCAACGAAATGGTACGAGCCATGGACACTCGTGACCAGGCTGACGCTGCTGGAGCGGCCTTTATGAAATATATGTCCTTAGCTGAAGCAACTGGAGCTAAAGTACAAGGTAAATATGAAGTTGTTAGGGCAATATTAAATCTTAACCCCGAACTAAAGCCAGAACAGAGGGCAAGTTTACAGAGTTATGTCGATAGACCTGAGTTAAGAATTTCAGTTATCGCTGATGAAGCAATGAAACAGTTGGATGCAGGTGAAATATCCAAGAGTCAATTAAAGAAATTAAAGAAGAAGTATCCTGAATCAGCTGCGATGATTGAGGCAATGACTGGTGAGCTAGGAGAATATTTAAGAAGTGTTAAGGGCTCATCAATAAATGCACAGTCATGGTTAAGTACAAGAGCAGCTCATATATTATATGCAATAAAGGGTAGAAGTCTTGATGATAATCTTGCTGGTATAAAGCCGTCAGGAGCATTTAGCGGACCTGAGGGCTCAATGTTATTGAAGACTAATTTTGTTTATGACCCATATATTGCAAGTAAGATGGATAAATTAGGTCTTGATATACTATCAACAGAGTCAGCTGCGAAGGTATTTACTATAGCTAATAAGGTTAATATTGAAGGTAAGATGGGTTCGACTGATGAAATGTCTGATAGATTTTACGATAGGTACGGTAGTAAGGAAAGTTTTCTTGACAGTGGAGAGTTTGGGTCGATAGCATTAGAGAATATATACTTAGGTAAGGTGACTGATAGAAAGGGTGCTACCAGTGTATCTTATGCATTGATGGATTTTCTTGATTCAGTTAACATGAATAGTTTAGTTGAAAAAGGTGGGTATTTTGACTATGCAAGCTTAGCTGCTGAAGGTATAAAAAAGTTATATAGTATTACCACTGGAGATTCTAAGAGTTTGGGTCTTGCATTGAGTCTTATTCATGAATCAAGAGAGTCTGGCGAAATATTTGATCGGAGCAAAGCAGGCCTTGTGGAGTATTTATTAAATAATGGTATGGATCCTGATGCTTCTGTTATAAATCCATCGTTACAGAGGATGGCTGTAAAAAGTCTGATGAAAGAATTTAAATCACCACAAACAGATGGCTCATCTTATTCTATATTAAAACCATTTATAGAGGGACAACCTTCAGTCTATGCTGAAGTTGCGGGACCAAGGGGTAGCTTTCACCGTCAGATAATATATGGAGAGAAGAGACTACCTTATGAGGATAGAAATATTCCCATTAGTAACTGGAATAAAATAAAATATATTGTTACTATTGGTGGAAGAGATATACAGGTAGGCGTAAATAATAAAGGCAAGTACGAATTTATTGACAATCTTGAGGGTGATAGATTATATAAAGATAAAGAGAGGCCAGATAAAATTATTGGTACTATTGAAAAAATAAAAAGTAAGGTAATCAATGACATCAGTGGTACTCCATCTATGCATCATCTTCATCAGTATTTAAAACAGGGAAATCTTATACAAGAGTTCATGCCTGGAAAGTATGAGCCAATGGATATTAGTATTTCATCACTTACTCTAAGGATGCCTAATCTTGGTGGTGATGTTGCTGTTCATAAGATTGAAGGATTTTATAAATCAATCGAGGGGAATGTTGTTGGTATTAATCCGTTAGATTTAGCAGCTGTGCATCAGGGTGACTTTGATGTTGATGCTGCAATGAATTATCATGATGTGCCTTGGGAGTTGAACAAGGCTCACTCAAAGAATCTTGGATTAGCAGTTGACGCTATAACTTATCCAGGTGACTCATATGACATGGATATATTTGAGAACGGTTATAGAACTGATAAGCCTGCTGGTTACGGAGGGGCTGGTTTATCTGATGGTATGCAGAATCATATAAAAAACTATGAAAATTCAAAGAAAGTATTTGGTTCTATAAAGAGATTGTCAAGTGCAATATCTTCTTTAGAGAGACTCAATTTTAGCGCAACTAAGTTTAGTACAATACAGAAAGATAGTCCTGAATATGCTCAGTGGCTACAGAGATATAAAAATACTCTTCAAAGTATTATTGATGCAACAAAGAGACCCAATTTTGTTTCAAGAGCCAATGCTGATGACATACTTGAGTGGGTACTATTTGGTGAGATGTCTAGGTTGGGAGATGATTATATTCCTCAAGAATTAAGAGTAGGCACAGAAAAATGGCATGAGCAGGGTATTGGTGAAGGATATTTTAAACTGGGTGAAATGTCAGCTAATGAACGATTTATGTATAAGGAAGCTGTCATCGAAATGGTTAAGACTCTAGGCGCTCCACAGAGAATACTCAGTGGTATCTTTGATGAGTCTGGTAGAAGAGCTCCTGAAATAAAAGATATAAATACAATGTATTCAGACATGGAGAAGTTCTTTAAGAGACCGCAAGCAACTATAGCAAGTAGACTATTAATAAAACACCGTGGCGAAGAAGGTTTTAGAAATGCAGTACTGAAAGAATTTTATGGTATAAGTGAAGCGGGTGAATACAGGGATACACAATCGTTCTTTGCTGACTATTTTTCTAAGAAGAAAAGGACACCAGAATCATTAGCAGAAGTGTTTTCATTTGGAGTTAAACCAGAGATAGCTATTATGTCTACACCAGGGGGTAGAATAGCAAGTGAAATTGTTGGTCAACAGAATAGTTTAAATATGTTGAGTGAGAGATATGGTGATTTTAAGACATCTTCATTGCAAGACAAGGTAGGATCGGCTTTAGGTGACTTAGAAGAATACGCTGCTATTGTAGGAGAGAAAGAATTTAGAAATACTCTAACAGAAATGGTGGCTGGTGGTGACTTAGCTGCTGAGGCAGTTGCTGGTGATAAATTACGTTCACTTACAACATTGTTTGGTAGAAAAGGTAACCAAGGTGAAAGGCTTTTAACTAGTCACAAAAGTGTTCAAGAGTATTCTGTTATTGCTCATATGTTAGAGAATGAGATTTCATCTTTGCAAGGATTTATAAATAGAAACAGTAGCCCTAGAGGCACAACTGATGCAGTCGATAGAGCTACATTTAGAATGAAATTATTTAAATCTGTGGTAGATGGTATAGACAGGAAAGAACATAGAATCATTGGAGGTCTAGGCAGTAAGAAGAAAGGCAATGAACTTAGAAAGCATTTCTATTTTGTTGATAAAAATTGGAGCAAGGAAAAGAAGAGTAGAGCGTATAAGAATGATACTAAAAATCCACATTATGTATATCGTGAGGTAGATAGGTCTGGTAGGAAAAGTTTTAAGCTAGCTAAAGTGGTTAGACCAAATGGTACAAATTGGTTAAGACCAGGTAAGTATGTTATTCTCAAAAATCCAATAAGATATACTCCAGTAAATAAGAAAGAAATTATTGATGCTTACTCTTTACTTGAGGCTGTTGGTGAAACTATCCCAAGATTTATTCAAGGTATGGAAGAGCATATGATACCTGAATTTTATCATGACACTGGGGAGATGCGTAAGGAACTTGGTACTTTGGCTAAAGATGTTTACGAACAGTCAAATAAAAGTCCATACTCAAGAGAGAATTGGATGTTGGAAGGTAAACTTGAAGATAACATTGTTAATGAGTTCTTTGAAAAATGGTTACCTCGTTTAACTAAATCTGTTGACGGCCACTTGCGCGATTACGAACCAAGCGATATAGTTGTTTGGCAGCTAGCAGCTGAGCTTATGAAACCAAGACCTATAGCCGGCTTAGTAGCATATACAAAAGGTACTGCAAAAATACATTTACCAGAGTTCAGAATAAATAAAAGATTAGTTTCTGCTACATTCAGGTATTTAAGAGATGGCGGATATGGGGAAGTTGCAAAGGATATAGCAGGTAAATACGGTAGGGCATATAGAAGGAGGCAACATAGTGTACTTCCAATAGAGGAACAAAGTATGTATGTGAGCAATCTTTATAATGAGAAATCAATACTTAAAGACCGTAATCCATTGGTTGAATTAACTTTTGGAAAAGGTTACTTATATTCACCAGCCTTAAGACATCGTATAAGAGATGATATAAGGAGTAGAGACCCGAAAGAGTATTGGAAACGTGATATAAATGGTAACTTCTCACGTATTGTTGATTATGGTAACTGGCGAGATATTGATTCAGAATTCGAATATTATTTAGATAGGAATAAGTTGTTTGATAATAAAGAGAATAAAAAGAGGGAGTGTGAATAGTGAGCTGTTTAGAGCCATCTGAAAAAAGATTAGAAGTACGGGATAATCTGCAGAAGCTGCGAAGATTATTTAACGGAGAGAAGATACTTGACGTTGATAATAAGAGCAGGAGTATAGGCAATGTAATAAAAGATACCTATGGTGATATCAGGGAAGGGTTCTCTAGTACAATGTTTGATGAGTTAGTGTTTAACTCGACTTATAAGCCTGCTACTGAAGACTATTTAAATTTTAAGAAATCTGACTACAGACGTATAGCGAATGAGATTGAAAAGGAAGCTAAGGCCCTCAGCAATAAAAAGATTAATTGGTTTGAACGTCTGTTTTTTGTAAAACGAGGTACAATGAGTAAGTACACCGTTACACGTTGGATGAATAAACAGATAAACGGTCAGATAAACTATGAACGTAGCAAATATAGTAATTATGTTAATTGGAATAAGAATATATCTGATTTATTAAGGGAAGAAGTAGTCGACAGGGGCTCTCCCAGGAGTCTTTGGTGGAAGCAGGCAGGTAATCTACAAAAGCTTGAAAGAGATTTACAGATGGAGCTTTCTAACCCAAAGTCTGAAGAATCATTTGATAGGGCACAGTCTATTCGTAATAGGATTACTGATTTAATGGCGACAGAATCTGGTGAGGTAATATCTCAATTTATAGAGTTTATGGAGACTGAGCCAGCTACAAATGGTAGAAAGTATAGATTAGTTGATGGAAAGAAAGAACTTTTTTCACCAAGGATTGAAGTTGCTGGTAAAGCTGCTAGGGATTTACTTGATGATATGGGTTCAGTTCAGATAAACGGATTGGAATATCACAAGGAGGTTATGCGACTGGCTACATTTAATAGTAAGAGTTTATCTGATGCTCAAAAATCAACCAGGCTTGGAAAAAAGTTTCTAAAATTTGAGGAGAAAGTTGATAAGATTAGAAAAGATATTACAAAAGGTATTAGTAGGGGCAATTATTTTCCTCATATTATGATGGAAGTTGGTATGCAGAATATCGAAAAAGTCATGGAAAAAATGGATAAGGAAAAGACGCCTGAAGATTTAAGAAGAAATGCTCCAACATATATGGGTGAGATTGGTGATATAATGTCTAGAATGAGAGATGGTATGGGTCTTACCACTCAACAGGTGAAGGCAAGAGGAGCAAGGGATTATCATCAGTGGGTACATAATCCTTTAGCTGCTATTCGTAAATATTCACTTGATGCATTAGCATTTAATAAACACAATAAATTAAAGACCATTTACTTGAGGGGCATAAAGCGATTGCCTAAAGACGCTGAATCAGCCAGGGTATTAAAGAACTATATTGATGATGTATTTACTTTAGCATCTCATGGATTCAAGGATAGACCAGGATGGATAAATAAAACTGTTAGAACATTAACAGGTTTTGAGTTTTTATCAAAGATTGGTTTTGGGGTAGCTACTGCAGCTCGTAACATGATGTCAGGTGTATATTATATGCAGGGACTCGGCAACAGAGCATTTTATAATTATATAAAGGAATGGAATTCTAACGAACATCTTGCTACTGATATTATTAAGTTAGAACGAGAAGCTGGATTTAGATTTGAAGATATAGCTCAGGAATATGCATTAGAAGGATTATTGCCGACTGAAGGCACAAGAGTGTCTGATATGGATATAAAGATAGACAATGCGGGAAAGCCATACTTTGCATATAAAGACAATGTTGGTTGGCATAATTTTGACTCTGGACTTGCTTGGGCTACTAATAAGGGAGCAATATTTCAGAAGTACACTGAAAATATATTGCGTAAGCATATGTTCCGTTCATCTTACTTGACTAAATGGAAAGAACTTGAACTCGCTGGCATGAAGGGTGGAGAAAAGCAAAAAGATAGAGTTAAGATGAGAAACATTTCTAAAACATATGCTCTTGATATGGTAAACAAGTATGCATTTGAATATGCGGCCTCACAGAAAGCACCAATCACAGGTGGTACTTCAAGTAATTTAGGAGCAGTTGGTCAGGTGGTTGCTCAGTTCTTTCATTTCCCTTTTTCATTTTTACAACTGCAATCAGAAGTATTGAGAAACTCAAAGGATGCTGCTATTGCTAGACAGTGGGATAATCCTGACTTATTAATACCAATGAAGTTTGCTGGTATGTATGCTTTTACTCATTTAATGTCAGGTATAACAAATCTTGATTTTCACAGGCTGATAGAAAATGATACAGTAGAAAGAATAAAAGATTTAAAGGCAGTAGCTGAGGGCAAAGAGGATGTTAAAGGTAGGGGATTCGTTGGACCTGCTGTTGGTGACTTGTTTTTCTTAGCTACTCTAAAAGAATTTATTGAATTACCTGACTCTGAAGTTAGCAATCTTATCTTAGGATACAATAATGCATACACTTTAACTGATCCACAAAAGCAACAGCGACTTTTATCTACACTCAATGTCGAATTATCCAAAGCAGTTTATCGTGGATACCCGGCGCTACAGACAGGAACCGGCTGGAACTGGTTGATGCACGAATTTGGTTTATACCCAAGAGCATGGACAAGTGAATTACATGAGCAAATAGGTTTTAAAAAGCCAAGGAAAAGAAAGACTGGTCGAAAGGTAAGACCTAGAAAGTCAGAAACAGAACTTGATAGATTATACAGGGCAATGGGCATATAGCCCACTACCCTGTTCATATAAGAAAGAGTATCCTATATGCTGTTGTTATTAACCCCATTTGTCCAGGAGTCAAAACTAAACCTTAGAGCTATTTCCAGTTTATATATAGTTAATGATAATGACAAGAATCTGTCCATACGAAAAATGTTTACTGCAAACTTAAATGGGAACAATGATAAACTACAAGTCTCCACCCAATCTTTCTTAAAATAAATTACTCCGAAGTTTTCACTTCCCATTGCTCTCGTCATTATTTCCTCCGTTTTTTAGCCAGCTACATATCATTATTGCATCGGCATTTTTTAGTGTTACTTTTATTTTCTGTTCGTCCATTACTTGATTTACAAGTTTGGCAGCTTTGTCTCTAAGTTCTCTTTTTCTAGACGGTTTATCTTTTGGCAGTTTATGTTCCTTTTGCCATTTAGATGGTAATACTTCTATATAGGGAATATCAGCGAATGATAAAGCAGCAATCCAAGCTCCATAATTTGTACCAAATTTAAATGCTGACCTTACTGCGTTATTAGGTTGAGCCCATACTCTTTCAATTGCAATAACTGGATCGAAATTACCATTTTTAATAACTTCTCCCATAATCATAACAATGTCTGATATCTCTGGTATTGTTTTTGGACAGTTCATTACTTTCCATGTATCAATATCTTCCCTGTACATTGCGACTGCTCCACTGAACCCTGGATCAATTCCTGCGTATAATTTCTTCAATTTTGATTTTTACTACTAGCCAAAGCAGCCTCCTCTTGTGTGTAGAAGAATTTACATCTGTTTCCATTGAATCCACATTCATATTTACCAATCTTACCATACCTTGTTTTAGCTGTTATGATTTCTGATGCATACCTACTACTTTCTTCAGGGTTAAATGTATATGGATAATATACAAATAGAGCAGATTCAGCAGTCTGTTCGATGACACCACTTTCAGCATAGTCACTCATAAATGGTCTTGGGTTGTATCTCTTTTCGATCTCTCTGTTTAATTGAGATACTAATATGGCATGACAATTATGTTCCTTACACGCCCATTTATATTGCATAAGTATTTCTTCAATTTCAAAGCGTCTGTCTTTATTCTTTATACTAGCAACCTTAATTAATTGAATATAATCATCTATGATTACATCAGGTTTATGTCTGCCTATCTCTATCAGTGTATCTTCTAATGTTCTAATATGGTCTACAACAATACAGTTATCATCAGTATACTTACCGTAACACTTCTGTATTACCTTACCTAAGTCACGTTTTTCATCTTTAGTTAAATCAGAGTGTCTTATTTTACCATATGTAACAGATGGGTACTCAGGATACGCTTCCATAGCAAATATTCTTTTGAATGTTTCTTCACAAGTCATTTCCCTATTTATCATCATTACTTTAGCTCCATCATCAATTAAATCTCTTAATATATTGATTGCTAGCACTGATTTTCCATGACCGGGCCTGCCACCAATGACAGTGAGTTCTTTCCTGGTCATTCCACCAGCAAATGAATCTAATATTTTATTATTAAATTTAATTATATTTGCCGCTGTTAAGACTGCTTCTTCTGACCTGTCTATTATATCAGCTATTGGTTTTACCGCTGTTGGTTGTAAGTTTTCTAATTCGTTTATTAAAACTTTATGTTTTTGTAATACTTCGGTGGTTTTGTTGAATTCCTGTGTAGTTACTCCGTATAATTTCTGTGCTGATTTAGCAGCTTCTCTTTGAATGTATTTTTCCCATACAATTTTAGAATATTCTTCAACTGATTGTGCTGCTGGTAAGTCTTCTGATAGACTAGATAACCAGTACGCTGATATCTTTTCTCTACCATACTCATCTTTAGCAAGAGCAGATACTGTAACTAAGTCAATTGCTTCTCTGTTTTTATATAGTTTTTCAATTACTTTCCATACCTTTTTATGGTCATCACTATAAAATGCATTATCTTCTCTAATCCACCCTTTTGCTTTTTCAAATGCGTCTTTTCCACCTAGTAAACAACATCCCAATACTGTGCTTTCAGCCATTATATTCGTTGGCAAAGCTGTGATGTCATCCCAGTTTATTGCTTTTGTCATATTTACTCCTTAAACATTGTAATTTGGTTATTCATTTCTGGCTTATAGTTAGTTATTACTAATTCTTCATGTTCAATCCTATTTTTATGTTTTGAACTGCCAGCATAGTAGATTGGAATTGATGTAACAGTATAGTTTTTATATAGCTGTTTGATCAAATCAACCCCATCATAGGATAACATGAACTTTCCTCCTTCAGAGTCTATATTATTACATAATTTGAGTAGTCTGGCGTGACAGTCATCCTTAAATGTATGACGGTAATACTCTTTTCTTTTAGTAGCAATCATATAAGGTGGGTCCAAGTAGACAAAATCATCTTCATCAATTACATATTTATCAAATAATTTAAATATATCCATGTTCTCAAGTATTGAACCATCCAGTTGTTTCCTAGATAGTCTCAAGTCTGCTAACATTGATATTTTCCAGCTTTTATGGCTCATACCAAATGTACCAAATGCTTGCTTGTTAAAAGCGTTCTTTATCATGTAATAATATAATGCGGCACGTTTGTAGTTTGGCAGTTCTTTCTTCTTCAGTTTCTTTCTGCACTCTTCTTTTGCCATTTCGAAGATGAGTCTAGATTTAGGTAACCAGAAGGCTCTTTCGGTTAATTTTTCTAGGTTTTGGGACACACAAATATACAAATTTATTATGTCTCGATCAATATCATTTAGTATATTCTCGTCAGCTTTATGCTTCCGGAAGAATACACTAAGTCCTCCTGCGAATGGTTCAAAATAACGCCTGTGGGGTGGCATCATTGGAACTAAGACTCTGCTTAATTCGTATTTACCACCCCAATAAGGTATTACTGTCGGGCATTCTAGCTTCGAGCCCTTAAAGCCCACGATTTCACTGTTGGATATACCTTGGATTCCCATTTGTGTGTGCTCTCCCAATTTCTATTCATAACATGACTTGCTAAATAAGTAGCTATATTTATCAGGTCCCAATATGTATTCATTGTATGACCTGCTAACATACGAGATACTGCAGCTTCCCCAGTGTATTCTGGTAACATCTTAATAAATTTGGCTTTATCTGATGCTCTTGCCTTTGTTTCTATAAGCAACGGAAAGTCCTTGTCAAATATATCAAGAGTCTTATCTATTGACCTTTGAACTGCTTTGGCAAAATTCTCAGGATTTAGATTTTGATTACTAACAAGATGTCTAAAATTGTAATTAGAAATCATATGCCCTATTACCATGCCATTACTGCATACTAATCTGAAGCAACCGGCAATCATATTAACTTGATGCGTACCATCATAACTATTCCACATATCAATATGCGGATTAAGATGGTCGTTCTCTGTTATTTTAACATCAACATCTGGGAATGTGAACTTGTATTTAGTTCTTGCACCGTTTCCAAATTGTCTGACCTCTGTTAATAATCCACCCTTTTCTTTTACTATTGGCTGGGCAATATTAAATATATCCTTATTCTGTACAAGCTTATAATCAGTAGTCATACAACTAAGAACTTCACCGCTGTCCTCTCTAACTATGAACTTATATCCTGTTGAATCTATTTCTTTTTCATCTATTCCTTCAGGAGCTCCTATCGCAGGAACTTCTATCACTGGAAAGAATGTGTGGTCTGGTTTGTAAGTTTCCATTATAACTCCTTTACTGTTATTGGGTTAGTACCCATTATTGCTTTTTCATTTTTTTTAGCGTTTTCTATATCTCGAGATTCACTGCTAATCATTTTAACGAGATAATCAAATCCGTATCCTTTTAAATGAAGATTTCTACTCATAAATCTTTTAATACATCTATAAACATATTGGTCATTTACATCAATAATTCTTGTAAGAAATTTTATCTCTTTCTCATCACTGTTATCATTTGTTCTATTATTTCTAATATATTTACTGACTGTAGCAATTGACATTCTTACTTCAATATGTCTTCTGCTTAATAATTCTGATTTCGATCTGGTATGTTCTTTATTTTCTCTTGATGTATATCCACATACTGGACATTTACCTATCATCATTCAATCGTTCTCCGTTTCTTTTTTAAATTCTAGCCATTCTTCTTTGTATTTCCAAGGTTTCTCAACTATACTTATTATTTTATGAGCACCGTCATATTCATCAACAAAACCACCTATTTTATAGTCTGCCATCCAACGTAAAAATGAACAGTATTCATCTGCTTCCCACCAATGATCAATTTTAGATATATTCATTGTATTTTGATCGTATACACTCATTATATTTCCTTTACTTCAGTTTTACCACCCCACTGATGCTTGCCAAGGTAATAATCTTTAAATTTTAAGAATGTAACATCGTATACTATTACAGTTGATGAACTTTGAGTATGTAGTAAAACTAATGCTTTCTGTGCCTTGCCTTGTGTAATTATCTTAGTACCTGGCTTGACATTCTCTAAAAACTTATATCCCTTAGCTGCTTTATATTTTGGTTTATCTTTTAGAGCTTTTTTTACTAGTTGCTTAATCGTTGTATTCATCGTTTGGCGACTGGGCATAGTACGTTTCTTCTTTTGTGTCAATATTTTCCTCCCTTTCTCTTTCATTTATTTCTTTTAATATTCTTTTAAAATCATTATTTAACTTCATCCATATATTTGCAGTATTATATTCACCAATAGCTAGCTTTTCTATTGCATTTTCTGTTAAGCTTAATGATGTTATACAATTTTGCACTTCTGCTTTAGTAAGCTTAATTGTAACTGTTTGAAATTTTATTTTATTCATTTTATCTCCTTAAAATATTAAGGGGCATGGTAGCTGCCACCAGCCTTTCACATTTCACACAACCGTATGTATTTAATGTTAGCATTTTTGCCCCTTAAATAAAGGGGTGAAAGAGAGAGCCAGAGATAAGATAAACCAGACTCATTCACCCCAATTACAGAAATTCCGGTTTATCTTGTTAGAATGGTACGTCTGAATTTAATTCGTCTTCTGACAATGGCTTTCCATCTTCCCACGGTAATACTGCAGAAACTTCCACCTTTTGTTTCTCTTCTCCATCTCTATCAGTGTAAGTTGCTTTGCCTAACTTAGCAAATATAGGCTTACCAAGAATATCGTTTTCCTCTACCTGGTCTACTTTGATATTACCATCGGTGTTAGCAGATTCAAAATCCACTCCACAGTTAGTAAACCATTCCAAGTATCGTTTATTTTTCCATTCCTGTCCTTCTGCTGGGTTTGGATTTAACCATATTCCTTTACTTACATATTCTCTTCCACTCATCCATCCAACATTATCTCCGTCAACCTTCATTTTCTTTGCTTCATCAGCAATCCTTACTGAAGTATTGAACACATAACTACCATTGTATTCATGTGTTCTGAGATTAGTAATGTGAGCTGGATAGACACCTGGTACTACTGTTTGTGAACCTTTATCAGATATACTAGCATCTAATTCTAATCCAGTTGGTTTCATCATTTAACCCTCTTAGTATTGTTTGGTTTTGAAGTTGCTACTTTTTCAATTAGAGAATCAATCTCGGTTTTCAATGATGTCATATCTTTACTATATATAGCACCTTTTAAACCTTGAAAGTAAAACTGAGGACTAACCCAAGTTTTGTCACCAGTCTTCATAAAGCGTTTACTGCTTGTACGCCTTGATGCAACTAGTCCTTCCGTTTGAAGCTTTGCAACTTCATCAGTTGTAAGAGCACCAGCATCTATTAATGCTTGTGTATCTTTTTGACTTATTTTAGCCATTTTCTTCTCCTTCGTTATATTCTAATATGAAAGTATGAAAACTTAAATTTACTATTAGTTTTTGATTTTCAACGGTGGAGAATCTTAATACCTTTTTACCAAATATTTGAGCACTGCCCAAGTATTTAACTTTATCAAAGGTAACTCCATCATTTGTTCCGATAGTATATTTAATACCCTCAGTTAGAACGTTGTCATTGTATGAGCTTTGACTGCTCAATTCTTCTAATTTCATTTGTCTGTCTTTCCTGTTGTTACGTGACTTGTTTCGAATAATCTTGTTAATTTAGATAGTGATGCATTATAATTTGATGTGGTTATCTTATTGTTCTTTATACTTGCTTCAACTTCTTTAGACATTCCTACATCAGCAGCAGCATCTTCAAGATTAGTAATTTGTTCTTTTGTTAAGTCGGTCTTTTTAGTAGATTGCTGTTTCATTGCATTTGCAACTTCCTCAGCACTGGCAAATTCACTACCTGCATAACCAGCACTTGCTAAAGCTCTACCTATTGCACTGGTTTCACAGTTCTCAACATGAGATGTTTTGTTTATGTATCCAGCATTTTCTCTTTCAAAAGCATGACCTGTAAATATTCCACGCTCTGGTAGAGTCAATGTTGCCTTCATTAATACTGTACCATTTACATCTTCTAGCACTTTAGTAGTTAAAGTATATTTGCCATCGGTATCAGCATACATATCATTTAATCGTTCTACTACTGTTCTATACATAGTACCTTTAATATTAACTGGCATATTCTTTCTCCTTTATTTTTGTTCCTTTTATTTGTTCATGACATATTGTTTTCCAATTACAGTAATTGCACTCCCAACTTTTAAACGGTATGCCTTCATTTACTTTTGCCTTTATCTCTGTTTCATCTTTTATTTCCGTCACAAATCTTAATGTATCATCCCAATAATTATGTGCTTCAAATAAAAAGTTTTCAGGGATTGTCTGTTCACGCATAGAACTATCATCTTTCTTATACCATATGAGTCCCATTTCAATATCAAAATAAGATTTAATTGTACTTTCTGTGTCACATAGTCCCATTGCATATGTAGCCACTTGTAAACCATAATTTATATGATGAAATTCATTGGAATGTCTACCAAAAGTCTTCTTCCAAGAAAATGCTGCTGCAGTCTTATAGTCCCATATCCAAGCTTTATTTTCACTTTTATGAACCATTGCAACGTCAATGTGTCCTGTTATAGGGTATTCTTCAAGATTTACTTCATGCTCCGTTTTTATATTATAGTCACCACGATAAATCCTATCAATATAGAATTTAACTGCATTTTCAAAGTCCTTATGAACTAATGTACCAAGTCTCATTTTTCTCATATCTTGTTTTTTCGGTACGTTAGATTCTTCGATATTATGATATCTGTACCATTGTTTCTTTAGACATGAGCCTGCGCTTGATGCTGAGAAACGTCCTGGCTGATAATTAGTTTCTTTGTATTCTCTACTTTCGTTATTTAGATATTGGGAATATATGTTTTCTAAGTCCATATATTTTCTCCTTTTATTTCCTATAAATTTAACAATTGTTTAACTTATAGTCAAGTTCATTCTTCTCCTCTGTAACCTATACAGCTAACCATATCAATAGCCATCTGAGAATATTTATGTGTACCAGTAAAATACATTTTGTATATTGAATAAGTACCATTATTACCTTTTACATTCTCACTTTCTATTATATGTCCTTCTCTTTTTAATGTATGAACTACTGCTGCTAATCTTGTAACTTTATACAGTTCAATTGCTTCCATTGATGTTATGGTTTTACCTGACTTTAGATGATTTAATATTTCTTGTTTCTTAGTCATTTTTTCTCCTTAAATGGGCTTTCAAGAAATTTCTTAAAACCAGAGATTACATTGTCCCAAAATACATTCTCCTGCTTCTTTTTCTTATTATATTTCCTCATATAGTTTCTCATATAAATAGATTTCTTAGATAGATTTTTCTTTTTTGCTGGCATTTGACTGCTCCTTTATTTCACTGGTTATTGCTTCAATCATTAACATTATCTCCCTTGTTGAATGTTTTTCTCTTGCTTCAAGGTTTATAATCTTCTGTTCGATATCATCAACTTTATTAATAAGCTTTAATATATCTTTCATCATCATTACTTTTGACACTTGTTCATAGCTGCCATTTTCTTCTGACATTATATTTTCCTTTCAATCATTTTCATTATATCAAATGCTTCAGTTACTCTGTCATTTAATAATACATATTCATCACTATGCTTGATTTCAATCTTTCTCATTCTCTCTGTTAGGATGCTTACTAATCTTAAAACGTGTTCGTACTGAATCTGGTCAATGCTCTTGTTTTCTTCCATTTTATGTTTTAAGAGCATAGTAATTACTACCACCACCAGTACCAACCGCATCTTTAGCAAAATTATTGTCAATGAGCATTTGATTAAATCTTTTCAAATCGTCAAGATTACCATATTCACACACATCAATGGTTCTCATCATTATTTTATGACGCTCTGATTCAAATTTATGTAATACTTCAATATTAACAATACCTGCTGCTTCTTTAAGTTTCATTTTTTTCTCCTATTAATTCTAAATCATTATGTAATCCAAATTTCTTACCATTCCATAAATCAATTGGTCTTCTGTCAGGTCTCATAAGATGCCATCCTAACCACCATCCATTACCACTCTTTCTAAACAATTCATCTCTGTCTTTTATATATTGTGGGTCTCTTTCAGGATGTTCATTACCTTTATACGGCCATTCATGTTTTGTTCTCCAATCATAATCTTTACTTGCCATAACTGCTCTTCCTTTCTTGTGCAAATGCTTGTTGATCTATATCTTCTACATATTCTAACATATCACCTCCAAATGCATTAAAGCATGACTTACATACCCATCTGCCTTTGGACATAAAATTAGAACAAGTATTACCATATAAACCTTTTTTAGTAAACGGTATCATTTTATCACATGACGGACATTTAAATTCATTCATCATCTTCCTCCATTATCCAACATTTTCTGTCTAAACAATAACTATGTCCTTTTGGACATTTACCAGTTAGTTGTGAGTATTGTACAATTGCAATGTCTTTCAACATTCTCTCTACATCACCTGTTAGCTTATTCTTAAATAGGCTTGGATTGATATTCTTACCACCTTTTGCCACTTCAGAAATCCATATCATTATATTCGTCAGCAGTCGTAGGCTCAGGTGGATAATATTCTTTACAAAAGTCATTGTATACTTTATCTGCTATATCCTTTTTAAATATATCAGATATAAATATTGGATATGTATGTTCTCCAAAAGCATCAACTACAATCTGATGTAGATTTCTTTTTCCCTTCATCTTTTATCTCCTTTTCATTTTTGTAATTTACAATTTTCTTTAGCTCTTCCATTTCTTGTTTAATGGGTTGTCTATGAACAAATGGCATATTCTCATACTGTTTAATGAGTTCCCATATTTTCTTTACTTGCCCCATAATTCTTTCCTCTTTCCTTCTTTATACAATTCACTTAATACTACCCACAATATGAATGCTGCAATTGCTATCATTAGCAATGACAACGCAAATACAAATAGATGTATTATTAATTCTGCTAAACATAACATAATGTTCTCCTTTTCTGTTAATGAGAGTGAGCCACTAAGAGAGCACGGTCATTATCCCCTATTAGTCGTAATTACTAGTGCAAGTGGCTCATCTCAATCTCAATTTCTTTAATAATCTATAAATCCAAAACTCATTACAGTACTCATTCATTACGCTGTATACTAAGTGCTGTCTAACACGGGCTTGGCTTTCAATATTGCTTTTCGTTAAATGATTCGTTACTGCTATCATTATACTGTTTCCTTTTTATTTTAAATATCTCCTGAATTATTAATATTCCTGCATATACTGACATAAGAGCCATAAATAATAATAAATACGGCATATCATTCCTCCATCTTCTTTATTTCTTCTGGATACCATATTTCTCTTTCATGCAATCTGTACAGTGGAAATGCATCTAATAAATATTCCATATCTTCTCTGTTACTTGGTTCTGCCCTCATTATACTATGCATTGGTGAATCTTTATCTTCATATTTCTTTAGCTTTTCAATACCAAATACTAATGCTTGTGATAAAATATACTGTCCACGTATTGAATTGGCAAACTCGCTGGATTCTTCTGTGTTAATGATTCTTTTCCCTTTAATTTTCATAATTTTCATCTCCGGTAAATAAGTGTTCTATTAACTGTTCTTTATGATTAGCAAAGATATGGTCAAATATTCTTATATCTTTGGTCATAAGTATTTCACAAAATGGACATTTCTCTCCATTCCCTATTGGTAACATTCCCATTATCATAATTTCTCCTTATTAAATAAATCTTAAGATAATTGTTTTCCAGCAGGGCATTGAATATTCTCTTTAGTTTCCCCTTGTTTTCCAATCTTAAGATTAAAGTTATGAGCTGACAACGCCCTCTTTGGAGCCATACAGTACTATACCAGGTTGCGAACCATGAAGTCAGCTCAATGAAGAGGATAGGTTGGTGCCCCTGCGGTATTGTACCAACATTTGCGGTCGACCTAGGTGCTACTATCCTCTCAATAAATGATGTCCTGCCTACTCACCTGTGGAAGGGAGGAGGGTGTAATATTAGCTTTCAGCAGGACCGCGTTAGTTCAAGAACCAAGCGCTAAGTAGTTTTTTATGAAATACATTCCTTAATCGTATATCCTGTTTAGATATCCATTTTACATCAGCTTCTAATGATTTAATTAATGCTTTCTTTGACATCCTCCACAATGTACTCTTTGAATAAGCTGCATTAACTTTAAATACTAATTCAACCAGTTGAAACTTTCTCTTAAATGGACATATCTTGTATGTTTCAAAAAACCATATTGACTCTGATTTCCATTTTCTGTCAAGCTCAGTTGCTATAATCATTGCAACTCCTAATATTATTGTAGTAATTAATATTGTAAATAATACTGATATCATCTGTTTTCCACTCCTCTCATAAATATTGCTGAGTCTCTAAATTTATTTACTCTTTTATTAACTATATATTCAGTACAGTCAAGAGTTTTATTTCTATCAGCAGTTACTATTCGTTTTGTTTTTTTCTTTACTTCACCGTCCTCGACAGTAATATATCTACGACAGTCTTCACAAAAGCAGTCAAAACCATGAAACCTTCCGACTGGTGGCGGTAGACCACCTTCTTTCTGTCCTTTGATTGTTTGCTCTTGAGCAATACCTACCGTTTGTTCTAATGATGACTTCATCTATCCTTCCTTCCTATCAGTTAATCAGCTTCTGTGTTGAAGAACCCTCCTCGCCATAGAAACCATTGTTTTTCACCAGTTGTTACACTATCCTTTAGTGCTTCTCTAGCATATACCTTTGCTAAAGACAATGTTGAACATTTACTTACTGGAACTATCATATAGATACTTGGACTATTTCCATCTAGTGCTTCTTCTATAATTGGTTCATATTCAATTATTATATCTGATGGATCAACTGTGTTCCAACTATTTACTAATGTTGCTAACAATCCAGCAAATATTACAAATCCAATGCTGGGTAATATCTTTACATATTCCATATCTTTCTCTCTTTCAGTATTGATAAAGTTAATATTAATGTTATTGCAAACAATGACCAATATATTCTTGACATTGAATCAACTACATGACCATTGAACATCAGATACTCGATTACCTGATTATTTCCTTCACTGCCGCTACCAACAATCCATATGTCAAACATTTCAATACCTTTTACTTCATCAATCCCATTCATAGTAATCACTCATTCTACCAGTATATTTAATGCGACAGGTATCCATCACTATAACAGGATACTTACCTGGTATGATTTCAGCAATCTTATCTTCATACTTATCACATATTTCTTTAATGTTCAGTGACTCTAGCCTCCAATATTCATTCTCTTTGAGCTTCGGTTTCTTATTCATTATATACATCCTTTCAAATATCTCTCTGGTTTGATTAGTACAGGATATTGATTTCTCTTATCACTGTTATTAAATCTAGTGGCAGCAATTTTATTATTCTTACGCTTACGCCACTCTTTATCGGTGATGTTCTTCTTATGATGTTTAGTTCTAGGCATTAGTTCTTCTCCTCTAAATGTCTATCGAGCTGTGAATATGGTAAATGAACACCGTGATAGTAATGACCTATAGAATGAGTACAGTCTCTTTCATTACCTTTCTGATTAATAAACTTATGCTCGACGGTATAATCACCCAGTTTAGCACCAGCATCATACACTCCTTGTAGATAACCAGTTATTCTATCAATGCCTTGTGCTATTGTACCTTTATGATACATTATTCTTTGTTTACCTGACTTCTTATTTGTAATTGTTACTATATTCATTAATGAACTCCCTTCACTGTTAAATGTTTACGACCAAGTTATTAAATAAATGGTACTTATACTATATATTAGTAAGTACGTGCATATGTATCGTTTACCTATTGTGTAGCTGTGTGTACTGTGTGTGTACAAAAGGGAGCACGGTATACATAATGCTCCCCTTTGCTGATGGTAACTCCTAGAACTGCACTGCTCCTGGCCCTTGTACTACAAAGCGCAGGTTGGTTGCGATGCGGTTATATACACGTGCTTCGCTTCTATCCATGAATGCGGCTCTTGTTCTGAGTATAGCTGCTTTAGTAGTAGCTTCCCTTTTAATCTCAGATACAGACTTATCACTTAGACTGTTAAGCCATGATTCTACCTTATCCTCCTCATCCTTGAGTACTAAGGCTGACTCCATTGCAATGACCTCTGTTTCAGTGAAGCCTGCTGCCAGTAGTTGCTTTCGTTTCGTTGGGTCCATGTGGACTCCTTTCTATTAGATTAATAACAACATAAGTTTATAAAAATGAAATATAACGGTTTTCCGTATATAGGAAATCTCCCCGATAGGGGGTAGGAGCGATAATAACCTTGCTTATCAAAATGGTACAAATTTTAAGTGAAAACACTATATATAGGGTATACTACTACTGCTGTACTGTTATACTATTATTATATATATAATATATATAGTAAATTAAAATAAGACAATTAGGGAAAAAGTCAAGTAAAAAATAATGCTTGATATAACTTGGTCAAATTATTAGATTGGAGATGAGATGGCAAAAGCTATCAATGAATTGGCTCAATTAGGGCTCAGTGAACAAATTGAAGTACTATCTTCTCTGTCAAAGAATAGAACAATAATTGAGATTGATGGTGTTATGTACCCAATACAACAGAGAGTTTTTGACCTGATTGAGTCACTAAATAGTGAACTACTCGAATTAAAGGAGCAACCTTTTGGAGTATCGGAAAATAAAGAAGGTTAGACATTATGTATATGACAATATCCAAGAATTCAACATTTCAAATCAGGATGTCGAGGTATCTGAAAATTGGCGTACCGCTAATGAAGGTGATTGGGTTCATTCTGATGATGGTCGCATTGTCCAGTTACTTAGGGTAAAAAATGAAATCAAACATCCCAACGACAGAAAAAATTACAAGTTTGCCAAAGGTTACGTACGGACAGTTGTCGGCACGTTCCTTAAGCGCAAAACAAATACAATGGACACGGACTTTTCTCAACACGCCAACAGGTATACGTTTTCAAAAACGATAAAAAATCCTGCCGACCGCGTTTATAAACGTGAAAAAACAACAAATAAAGAGAAAATTTTCGCAACAAATGTTGCGGTGGGGATGGGTCCTGTTAAAGCGTATATGGATGCGTTCAATGAGGACAAGGAAGACACAGCTAAGAAAAAAGCTGTCATACTACTAAAACAAAGAAGGGTAATTAGAGAAGTGGAAAAAAGTGTAATGGATGTTGCCAAGGAGCTGGGGATTGACCATACATATGTACTACAGTCACTGAAACTATTAGCTGAAAGTACCGATGATGAAAATATTGCATTGCAGTCGCTAAAGGAGATGGGTAAGGCAATTGGAACACTGAGCGGCGGTGTGAAGAAGATTGAGACAGGTGTAATGGGTCTATTTAAGGGCTTTTCGCCTGGCCAATTGGAAGGTGCTGATACTAGAAACTTACTAAAGGAGAAAACAAATGATATGTCCGAGTTGCACGAGTCACCTGGTGATAAAAAACGGAAAGAAGATACAAAGAACGGGGGAGAAGCAGGAATATAAATGCAAATCATGTGCCCGTAGATTCTTAACCCCGATAGAGTCAGTCGTCAATGAAAGGACTGACAACATTGAGCCAGGTCGTATATTTTCAGCAGAGTTCGATGATACAATACGTATCCATGCATTAACTGATATACACGTTGGTGCTGTTGAACACGATTTTAAAAAGTTTGATGAAGCGATAAAATCAATTAAAAAGGATGATAATGCCCGTTGGTTTGCCAATGGCGACATTCTCGAACTAATACCACCTAACTATAAAATCAATCAGCGTGGACAAAATATACCACCAGAAGACCAGTACATGGAATTCGTTGAGAGAGTTCAATCAATACGTGATAAGTGCTTATTTATTCGTGGTGGAAATCATGATTATTTGCGTAGTTTCAATATACTTGATTTTGATGTTTGTAAGGTAATGGCAAAGGAACTGAGTGTTCCATATTATAGATTACCAGGATATTCAAAGATATCAGTAAATGGAAAGGTTTGGTATTTGGTTAGTGGTCATGGAAAGTCAGGGGGTAAAAACGGTGATTTGGAACTTGATAAAATGGCAGCTGTCTATCCCTGGGGGGATGTATTCTTTCTTGGTCACAATCACCAGTTGTATGCAAAACCTGTGGATTCGATTGTTATTGATGACTCTGAAGAGGAGACTCTAAGCCGCAGATGGTACGTACGTGGTGGTTCTTTTCTAAGGTATGCAGACTATGCCAGATATTCGTTCTATCAACTTGTTAGGACTGGCTGGGTAACAATTGAATTTTCAGATAGTAGAATAAGATGCCTGGAGAACTAATATGAAAATTGAGTTAGGTAAACTAGTGTCGAATACAACAATAATAAAAGATGGTGTTGATTTAAAAAAAAGATTTATTGATGTCTTCGAAAATCATCCCCTTACATACGCATGGTCAGATGGTGTGAAGAAAATGATTTCAATGAAGTTGTATGATGAGGTTATGAAAGATGTTAATAAGTGATTCTACAAAAACATTTGAACGCAAATCTCTTGAGAAGATACGAATCGAGACTCCAATGGGAGCAATTGAATCTGATTCGGGCAATCATATAATGGATGGTCTTACAATAGTAATACTTATTTTAGCGTTATATACAGGCAAGAAAATAGTCGATAGATATTTCAAGAAGAAATGTTGTTGCAGAAGATGAACATTAATACTGAAAATGTAAGCGAAGCTGAGAGTGTTCTACAACTAGCCAAGAATGACCTGATATCATTCGGTAAATTGTTTCTACCACAGGATTTTATGCGTAGTGAAACTCCTCCATTCCATTACGAGGTTGCTGATTGTATTGATAACGAGGATATTCGACAATTGGCAGTTATTCTACCACGTGGACATGGTAAAACTGTATTGACCAAGGCAGGAATCCTTAAAGACTTCTTGTTTTGTCCAGAGGATGACCACTTATTCTATGCTTGGGTTTCAGCCACTTATAAGCTATCAGTCGGTAATATGGATTATATAAAACATCATTTGACTCATAATGAAAAAATATTGTATTATTTTGGTACAATGAAGGGTAGCAAATGGACTGAGGAAGATATTGAGCTAACTAATGGTTGTAAATTAATTTCAAAATCAAATGTTGCAGGAATACGTGGTGGTAGTAAATTACACAAGAGATACGATTTAATTATACTGGATGACTTCGAACATGAAGCCAATACTATCACAAAAGATGCACGTGATAAAAATGCGAATCTTGTTACTGCTGTTGTTTTTCCTGCCCTCGAGCCTCATACTGGGCGTTTACGAATTAATGGTACTCCTGTGCATTATGATTCTTTCATTAATAATCTACTTACTAGTTTCTATAAGGCAAAAAAGAATGGGAAAGCAGACGAATTTGCCTGGAAAGTAATGACATATAAGGCTCGTAATGAAAGTGGTTCACTTCTTTGGCCTAGTTTCTTTACTGATAAAGTTCTTAAACAACGCAAGAAGTTTTATATTGATTCTGGTCAACCTTCTAAATATTGGCAGGAATATTTCATGGAGGTACAGAGCGAAGAAGATGCAATATGGATTCGAGATGATATAAAGTATTGGTCTGGTTACTACCATTATGAGGACAATCAGGGTAACCTAATAATTAATGGGGAACAAACGCCAGTTAACACGTTTATAGGATGTGACCCAGCTACAGACATTGATACGAAAGAGTCAGACTTTTCTGTAATAATGGTCATTGCAATCGACCCCGATAACAACGCTTATGTTGTAGAATACGAGAGACATCGTAGTATTCCAACAATCGGGGGTAAATCATTTGATGGCAGTATCCGAGGCAAGAAAGGAGTTGTTGATTATATAATGGATTTATACGAAAAGTATCATTGTAATTCAGCGACCGTAGAAGATGTGGCTATGAACCGTAGTATATTTCAGGCCCTGAACGAAGAAAGAAGATTAAGAAATAAGTTCAATGTATCAGTTATTCCGCAAAAGCCAGGGGGGACAAATAAGAGAAATAGAATTTATAGCGGGTTATCGGCGCGTTTCAGTATGAAGACAGTGCATTTAAAGGAAAATATGTTTGATTTAGTTACAGAAGTGCTTACTTTCGGGCCAAGAATGGCTCATGACGATACAATTGAGACCCTATACTATGCTTTATTGCACGCGTTCCCACCTGGGATGCATAAAGACGATAAGGGTAAATTTGTTGTGAGAAAAAGAAAACAAGCAAAAAGTTGGGTAGTAGCATAATGAGTGACGTTCTTTTTAGCGATAAAGGAATTGCCATATTACCTCATAAGATGGGGGCCGAGTTAAAAGAGGTTAGCGCCTTGGATAACTTCGGTAAAAATGTTCTTGGATTTGGCGTTGACGAGTATAACGAATCAATCGGATCCAATGAAACCCCGTCAGATTTGCCTTGGTCATCGACTGAGATGATTAATAAGTATAGAAGGCTTATACTTGACAGATTGATGGCTGTGCCTCCAAAAAGTACATTGTACGGTTCAAGGGGTCAGGCGTTAATGCGCAGTAGGCAACTCTACAATGATGGGGAAGGCGGACAACCTTCAGGATTCTAGGAGGCCTAGATGGCAAGAAAAAATAAGGGGGCTGTAAATAAACAACTTTGGGATAGAGCTAATAGCACCCACCGCCGTAAATGGCAGTTTACAAGTCAAAAAGGATTTGATTTTTACCTCGATGAGCAACTAACAAAAGAAGAATCGGATTCTCTAAAAGAATCTGGTATGCCAAGTTTCACGATTAATAGGGTATTGCCTATTGTCGAGATAATGAAATACTTTGTTACAGCGCAGAATCCAAGATGGAAAGCTGTTGGTGTAACTGGTGATGATACTGATATTGCTCAAGTCCATTCCGATATATCAGAATATTGTTGGTATATATCAAATGGTAAATCTTTATATAGTCAGGTAATTCTAGACTCTCTAACGAAAGGAGTTGGATACTTCTTAGTCGATGTTGAACAGGATATGGACATTGGTAAGGGTGAGGTAATCTTCAAGAGAATTGAACCATACGATGTCTTTGTTGACCCAATGAGCCGTGACTTTCTATTCAGAGATGCAGGATTTATAACTGTTCGTAAAAATGTAACACGTACCCAGTTGAAGAATCTATTCCCTGAATTTTCTAGAAAAATACAAAGGGCAAGTCCTGGTTCAGGGTCTGGTGTCACAGAAACCCTTTCATTGAGAGATAGGGACGAATCGAAGATTATACAGCAGGAAGATATCAGTCTTGGTATCGGTAGTGACGGTGATGACGATGATATAATTGCCTATTATGAAACCTATCAAAAGGTGAAGAAGCCATTCATCAATGCATATATTAAATCACCTCCTGATGAAGTTGAAATGAGGGATATTCAAAAGGCAATTGATGTTGAGATAAAAGAATTTGCTGCTGAAATGAATGTTCAACTTGAAGAGAAAAAGTTACAGATTCAGCAGGCATTACAGTCAGGTGAGATTATTCCCGATAGAGCTCAACTGGAACTTGAAAAAGCTGAAAAAGAAACGGCAGAGTCCATTCAACGTCAGAAACAGGTTCTAAGGTCACAAGCAGAAGAGATACGTTCCAAGATTGAGCAGACAATAATTCCAGAGGAAGACTTCAAAGAATTAATGAAGGAACCTGAATTCGCCAATAAGGTGGTTGATTCAGTCAAGTTCTATGAGTATCGAGTTGACCTTGTATGCAGTGTTGGTGAGGATACCTTCTTATACGAATATGAATTGCCTATAAATGAGTATCCAATAATACCAATTCCATATATTTACACTGGAACTCCATATCCGATGTCAGCCGTGATGCCACTAATTGGTAAACAACAGGAAATCAATAAGGCTCATCAGATTATGATTCATAATGCAAATCTTGCATCGAATCTTAGGTGGATATACGAGGAAGGTTCAGTTGATGAAGAAGAATGGGAAAGATATTCATCATCCCCAGGGGCATTATTAAAGTATCGTCAGGGATTTAATCCCCCAACTCCTGTATTACCAGCTCCAATCAACAATGCTTTCTATACAATAACTCAAGAAGGTAAATCTGATGCTGAGTACATATCTGGTGTACCATCTGCGATGATGGGATTCACCCAGGACCAGCCAGAGACTTACAGGGGTCTTCTTGCTAACGATGAATTTGGTACTAGAAGATTAAAGGCGTGGATGGGTAGTATTGTTGAACCTGCACTTGAACAACTAGGTAAGTGTTTTCAAATGGTATCACAGAGTCACTATACAATCGACAAGATATTTAGACTAGTACAACCTGAGGCTGGTCAAAAAGAAGGCGGAGAAGAGAAAGAGTCAAGAATTAATATACCAATCTACAATGATTATGGCGAGGCAGTCGGTAAATGGAATGACTACGCAGCGGGTAAGTTTGATGTACGTATTGTAGCTGGGGCAACGATGCCATTAAATAGATGGGCATTACTTGAGGAATATTTCAGATGGTTCCAGGCTGGTCTAATTGATGACATAGCCATGATTGGTGAAACTGATATAAGAAATAAAGAAAGAATTATTGAGCGTAAGTCGTTATATGCACAATTGCAATCACAACTACAACAAATGGAAGAAGCAGTAAAAGATAAAGATGGGACAATAGAAACCTTGAGCCGTCAACTAGTACAGGCCGGTATAAAAGACAAGGTAAAAAGTGGTGAAGTAGAAGTAAGAAAAGATGTGATACAGACAGAAGCTCAACAAAAACTTCTTAGGGGACTGCTCAAGGGTGAGTTTGATACCGCTAAGAAAGACCTGAAGCGGGAGGTAAAATCCGCTGTAGATAGTGCAAAACAAACTGTTGGAAAATAGTGAAAATATTTTGTAAATTAATATAAATGAAAAGGAGTTCATAATATGGAAGAACAAGTAGGTAACGCTTTGAATGATATTGATTTCAATCAAGCCCCCGAAGCAGAACTTCCTGCCAACGACAGTAAGTCAAGTGAAGATTTTTTCGAGGCACTTGATAGAAATGTTAACGGTTTAATACAAGATGAGGTTCAGACAACTTCTGCTCCACAGCAGGACCCTGACCCACAAATAAGCCAAGAGGATTTAGGTTCTCTTGAAAAAAGATATTCGGATTCAAGTAGAGAAGCAAAACGGCTAAACTCCCGTTTGAAGGAACTTGAGCCATATCTTCCAGTCCTCGATGCAATGAGAGAAGACCCCAATTTAATTTCTCATGTGAGGAATTATTTTGAGGGTGGCGGTCAAGCCCCTGAAAGTATGAAGGATAAATTCGAACTGGATGAAGATTTCGTGTTCGACCCTGATGAGGCTATGTCTGACACAGGTTCTGACTCTGCTAAAGTTCTGAACGCTACGATTGATGGTGTTGTTCAACGAAGGTTGAATGAAACTCTTTCAAAGCAGCAAATGGAGAACAGTCGACTCAGTGATGAAGCGTCATTTCGTGCTCAGCATGATTTATCGCAGGATCAATGGGTGGACTTTACAAAGTTTGCCAAAAACAAAACTTTAGAACTGGAAGATATTCTCTATTTAAAAAATAGGGAAACTCGTGAACAAAACATAGCAAAGGAAGCAAGTAAAGGTGTGGCAGCTCATATGAGAGACACTCAGAGTCGCCCACGTTCATTAGCTACGTCAGGTAGCGCACAAGTCGATAAGTCAGCAGACGATCAAATCTTTGATACTATCTTAGGCTCAGACCGTGAGTTTGATAACATCTTCGGACAATAATGTTCGGAGATTAACTTAGGTAAAAGATAGGAGTTAAACATGGCTGATGTATTCGGTTTAAGTACATATAGTGATGTTGCTACTTGGTCTGATGGAACCAGTAAAGATACTGGTGACTTAAGGCGACGATATAATTTTGGAGATAGAGTTTCTGAACTAGCAATAGCTCAGGATCCATTTTTCCGTTTTGTATCTAAAGTAGCAAAGAGACCTACTGATGACCCTGAATTCAAGTTCACAGAACGCAGACCCTCTTATCATAAACGATATGCATATGTATCCGGATGGATTGAACAGGATAACACCGATGTTGTTGGTGGAACGGGCGGCGATGCCGACCTGACTGCTTATAATGATGGTGGAGCTCCAGCTTCAATGTCAACCGGCGACACTGTTAAGGTTTATATGTCAACTGACTATGAATCAGCAGGCAATATGCAATCTGTTTATGGGCAAACACAAGGCAAGGTAGATGTTGGCGCAAGTGGTACAAGACCTGAATTCTTTTTACCCGACCAGGTAGTTAGAATTCCGTTGTCAAGTACTGATGGCGGTGGCGATGCTGGAAGTGAGATTCTGATACGTGTTAAAAGCGTAACAGGCTCACTTACTAAAGACAGCCGTGAATGTGTTTTGTTAGAAGGTGAAGTAATTAAAGTTGCTGCAAGTGGCTATAATTACTTAGCTGGGTGGACAAGCGATAATATTGGTTGGGGTGGCTCAGCAGATGATGCCACTGTTCACGATCAAAGTATTGCAAGTGAACTTGAAGGAAGACGGTCTCATGTAGTAGGTAGTGCTCATGGCCAAGGTTCTGGTTATCCGGAAACCTGGAAAGACCAACCCTTTACAACGGGTTTTGGTCTTACACAGATTTTCAAAACCACCATGGCTATGAATAATACGACTCGTGCGACGGTTCTGAAATATGAACCAAACGAGTTCGCGAGAATATGGCGTGAAAAACTGATTGAACATAAGTGGGATATCGAACAAGCAATGCTTTTCGGTTCTCAAGGTTCAGTTAGCAGCGTTCAATATACGCAGGGTGCAATTGATTTCATTTCCAGTTATGGTAATGTTTTCGGTTTGACGTTGGCAAGTAAAACTCAAGATGATTTTCTTGACGACTTGTCGAACTTCCTTGACCCGCGTTATAATAACGCAAATGCGTCAGTATTCTTCTGTGATACGCAAACATATAACTGGTTGCATAAACTCAGTGGATATTTTGCAAACAACATCGGCATGGTTGAGCCTGGTGCAAGTTCTCCGGCAGCGGATGGACAGGCATATGGTCGTTATGACTTTTCCAGAGGCGGCAAACAGAATATGTTTGGCGTGGCTGTAAATATCATTTCAACACCTTATGGTGATATGAGAGTTGTTCGCAATGTTCACTTAGATAAAAGTCCTATTAAACTATTAGCAATCAATATGAGGCATTGCTCTATGCGGCCTCTGGTTGGTAATGGTATTAATCGTGACACTGCAATCTATGTTGGCGTTCAAACGCTTGAAAACAGTGGTGTTGACCGTAGAGTCGACTTAATCCAAAGTGAAATAGGTATGGAATGGCAGATGCCAGAAGCCCATGCTTATTGGTCGTAGGAGGTTAGATTATGTCTATACCCCTATATGGTCAAAATAAAGATGGTGATGCTCTAAATTCAGCAGCAGAAAATAATGCTGGTGGATATAGAGATATTTCAATCATTACCGCTGGTGACGCTTCACATACGTTAACTACTGCTGATGCTGGTGTTATTAATATATCAGCTGCTCTCGCGAGTGGAGCAGTAATTAAACTGCCTGCAGCAACCAAAGCAAGAGTAGGACTGAGATACAGAATACTCTTCTCTGGAACGATGGCAGCAGCTGCAACGATTGACCTTCCCGATTCTGGGACAGCAGTCTTTGTAGGAGTTGTTACACAAAATAGAAGTGGTAATGGTGCAGGAGTGGCAGATGCCGCTGCTGTAAACAGGACTACAGTTGTGACTACTTTAGCTCAAGGTGAGAAGTCGATAGAACTTGACGAGAATGACGTAACATTTGGAGGTGCTATTGGAACTGATTTAGAGTTCTACTATGCATCAAAACATGAAGTTATTGTCTCAGGTAGTATTCTTGTAAATGTAGCATCTACAGCTCTTGATGGGCTTCAAGCTACTATGTTCACAGGAACAGGTTACTAGATTATAGTACAAAAGTCTTAAATTCGAGAGGTAATAGCTCGATATAGAGATAAATTTGGAGGCCGGTCATGCTAGGTTTGACCTCCTTTTTCCTAGTGTAACTGGCCTCCTTATTACAAAAGTAAAGATTTGATATGGCAACAACAAACATAGAACTAGATATTGAAAATATAACTGGAGTATCTGATGCAAATGCTCAGTTTCTTATCTCTGGTCAGAAATTTGTGGTTGCCAGTGTCCCAAAAAATTTATTGAAGTGGGCAGCCACTCTCACATCTGCAAGTAGTCATGGTGGAAATACTTCACAAGGAATTAATATAGTTATGCCCACTGCCACTGATAGCATATTAGATGTATCAAGAAATGGATTTAGTGCATCTGAAGTTCCATATAGTATGAAAGGATTTATAGCAAATACAGCAAGTCTTCACTTAGCTACTGATACGTACCCAAAGTATTATCTTGATAATGCAGTCACTGACAAGGGTGTAATAGTTATAGTTAAACCTATTCCAACTGATTCTGAAACTGCCAGAGTTTTATATGTAGATTCTACTAAAATAGATGATGACTGTGATTTAAGAAATGCAGTCGTATTCCATGCCAGTGCTCAGGAGTTCGAGAAATTATCATCAAGTAAAATTACTGATTGGGCTGATTTGAGTTTACCAGTCTCTCCATCCTCTCCAACATTATCAAGTAGTTCAGTTTCATTCAGTACAAGTGCTCCAGTTTATATAAAACCATCACTTACCACAAAGGTTGCCTTCAGTTCGTTCACAAGTGGATTAAGTGAAACAGACCCTGGATCTATATCGCTTACTGCGGTGGCTCCATCTACACCATCAAATCCATCAATATCTTATTCAAACGCATCATTGGGTGATGAGGTCATTGGAGCTCAGGATGCTGTTTCAAGTGCTCAGGATTCAATTGCGGCAGCTCAAGATGCAATAACAACTGCGGTTGATGGATACACAGGCGAGTTAAATACAACAGCGGATACTGATGCGTCAGGCGATGACACATCTGTATATACAACTCCACCGATTACCACAGGCACAATTCTAACAGCAATGGCTAGTGATTCTGACGTAACGGTTGGAGAAGATGCTGAGTTCGATAATTTTTCACAGTGGTTTAATGTAGCTGGTGAGTATATTGAAGACCAGGAAGATTTTGAGTTAGCAGGAGCTCAGGTACAAAAGATACAAACATTTATTAATGCTTTTCAAGCAGAGGTACAAAGTGCAACATCGGCAATGCAAGCCACAATTCAGGATGCACAAAATGCAACACAGGCATCAATAACGAATTCAAGGAATGATGTAAGTGTATTAACAGCAGGAATAAGTAGTAAAACTTCATCGAGTGTCGCAAAAATGCAGGCCTCGACAAATGCATCAGTAACAAAGATGCAACAATCAACATCTGCATCTATTGCCAAGATGCAACAATCCACTTCAGCGGCTGTTCAAAAGATGTCACAATCAACGACCGCGGCAATTCAGAAAATGCAACAGTCAACAAATGTTAATATACAAAATGCATCAAAAACATTGGAAGCATCCATACAAGATTATGCAATGGAGTTACAGAAGTATCAAGCAGATATTGGTAAGTATCAGGCTGATGTAGCAAAGGAGATACAGGAATATCAACAGAAACTTGCATTGTATTCTGCTGAATTGAATGTTTCATTACAAGCATGGCAAAAAGAAGAGTCAGATAAAATTGATGTATTCAGGGCAAATATTGAGGATTCATTGAATAGTTTCAACGATGCTAACGCTGAATATCAGGCTCAATTGCAAATAAGTATTCAGGATGCTCAACTTGATTCACAGGATGATGCACAAAAATTACAGAAATATGCTTCTGAATTGCAGGCTTACCAAGTCGATATAAGTGAGAAGGCACAAAAATTTACTTCTACTACTCAAAATGCTACTTTTTATTCAAATGAGTCAAAGAAGTATTATGACTGGGCATTGGCTGAGGTTAATATGTATATACAGAACAATAGTAAAATGATTAATCAAACAATGGCGGCTAAACAATCAGCCGACCAACAACAATATAGGAGATAAAATATGGCAAATGCGACCAGAATGAGAATCAATAATAATGCTCAGGTGTTTCATAGAGTTCCAGCAGCAGGTGATATGGCTGTACATGATGTAGGAACAACTGATACTGCTGTTGCTTCTCTTGGAGGCTCTGGAGATTTCCAGCTTGAAGCTGACGCAACTGTTGCTTATGGGACATTAAATTTTGTTCAAGATGCAGCTGAACAAACATTGTATGCAGCTAATAGTAATGCTGAAATAACTATAGGAGCTACTGGTTTTATTCATATAAAAAATACAGGTTTTACAAGTTCTGATAAGGATACAGCAGTGGCATCTGGTTCTAAGATTACAATAGGTATGGCGGCTAGTCCTGCTTTTGCTACTGCAGGATTTTCGTTATTTGCTGGAGAAGCAATATGTCTTCACGGATTAGGTGCTGGTTCAGACCAGTTTACACAACTTTCTTGTGATTCTAGTGTAGCAGCTACTTATGTAGAAATAGTGTATTTAGCATCATCAGCATAATGACAGTTTTAGAAATAATGGAAAGAGCTGGTATTTCTCAAACAACCCTGTCTCTTGCATGGATTAAGGATGCAGTGCATCACTTAAAATCCAATACCAAGGAAAGCTTAAAAGTAAATAAGCAGAATATCATCAGCGGCGAGAAGGAATATGAATTCCCCTCCGACATGATTGCAATTGATTCAATCAGTATTTTGGATACAAAAGATGATAATAAATATAAAAGAATTAGAAGAATATCAGGTAATATAATTGTTTCAGAGGATACAAATCCATGAGTAGTTATGTTGATTCAACTTGGTTTTACCAGTTAAAGGGTAGAAAGATATGTCTTTATCTTTATAAGGACTACCCGACTGGTTACCCTGACCAACTAGGTCGTATAACATCAACGTATTCAGGCAAAACAATTGAATATCCCGATGAGGATATCACCAATGGATTACGTATTGAATACACAGGATTTGATGAAACATTTGTTAAGGAAGCTATTGAGGATACTTCTGCTATAGCATCAGGGACTGGTATTTCATTCGACCCTGGTCCTGCCGCTACTATAAGTGATTCTAATGATGGGTTTACCGATACGGGTAAAGCATTTGCTCAGGGAGATAAAATAAGAGTTATAGGTTCTGCGAGCAATGATGGTGATTATACATTATCGTCTAGTGGAACGGTAGATGAAGATACACTTACTATTACTGGTACATTTACAACTGAAGCCGCAGGGGAAAGTATAACAGTATATCAAATACCCAATTCAGTGTCTGACTCAAGTGCAGATGAGACATCTCATGTAAATTTAAATAGGCTACTATCCTTAGCGGTGGTAGATTACCTAAAGTCAAAAACGGCAGAAAACGAAGGTAATATAGAATTAAAGGAGTATTATTTAAAACAATTCTATAAAAAAATTGGTGATAATGACAGTAACAAAAGAAAAATTGTTATGCAAATGTCATCTTCACCCTATGCATTAATGTAACCAAGATGCCCATGAGACAAGTCAGGCTCGGTAAGGTATCGTAACACAGGAGAAAAAACATGGCTATTAAAGGACTACAAAGCTGGAGCGTCAAAGAATCTGGTGCACCAGTAACCAGGGCCGAAATACTCACCGCAACAAGTGCAACCGCAGTATCAACAAGCGCACCCACAAGAGCATTGATGGGTGTTGTTGTACCTGCAGGTTCAGAGGACTTAACACTGACAATGGCGGATGAGAATACACTTGTTATACCAGGGGCTGCAGTGGCTGCGATATTTGCAGTTGGTTCAGTATTACCTCTTTCAGTAACAAAGTTCGCATTTGGCGGCTCTGAAACTGCCTTTAAGGTTATTGCTCTCTACTAAGCGAAAGGAATAAAAAATGCCATTCGGACTATCGAGAGCGGCTTCCTTCTCAGGAGGCGGTACAATATCAGGCAGTCTTACCATTAATGGAGACCTCACAGTAAA